AGGCGTATAGCTTCGACCAATTCCTCCGACGCAACACCGTCACGAACGACCAACGCGGCAATACAATCTCGCAGGCGCTCGCGGACATTATCCAAACCGATNCCCCCGTCTCATACGCCGCGGGCAACGTGGACGTTGGCGACGACCAAGAGCTAACGCGCTCGTATCAGGGCGAAGCCGTTGAGAACGTGCTACGCGACTTTGCGTTTAAATCTAACAATGAGGGGTTCGGCGTCAACGACGACTTAGAGTTCTTTTTCCGCCCACGCGAGACGCGGCATATTGACCGTGGGATCGATAATACGCAATGGTTCCAGTATGACATCCCCGAACTCGGTAAAGAAGCAATCAACGAGGTCGAAGTGTGGTACGACGACGGCGACAAGTCCGTGGTCGTTGACGACGGGGGCGATAAACTTGACTTACAAGACTCGCTCGGGCTCCCCTCGCCGGGGACGCAACGCGCCGAACTCAATCGCCCGCTCGTCACGGACCTCGGCGACGCGGAGGACATCGGGCGCAAGTACCTCGCGTTCAAGACGGCGACACTCTCGGGGACGGTAACGACGTTTGGCTTGTACGACGCGCAGCCGGGCGATACGATCGACATCACGATTGACGCGCGTGGCATCAACGGCGAGTTCATTATCGCCGCCGTCGAGTACCGCTGGGGCGTTGACGAGACGGAACTCACGATCGTCGAGAAGCGCGGCGACGTAGACGACATTCTCACCGAACTGTCGGACTCGGTGCAACGCGTTGAGATGCAAAGCGCCGACCGCGACGCGCCGAGCAGTCGAATCACAACGACAAGCGCGACGGCCGCGATAAGCGGGAGCGTCGCCCCGACCGCGGACGGCGAGAAGCTCACGAACGCCGGCCGGAACGTGATCCGTGACGCGTGGACCGGCGCGGGCGTTGACCCGATTGATACACTCGTCTATGGTGACGATGCGAGCGGGCTAAGTCGCTCGAATACGGCACTCGGCAACCAGACGGGGAGCGCGAGCGTAACCACGTCGTTGAACGGCGGTACGGGCGTCACATTTAGCGCGAGCGTTGACGACACGGTTCAAGAGGTGGGCCTTCAGACGGCGAGCGGCGACCTCGTGTATCGCGCGGTCTTTGACTCGCCGATAAGCGTGACGGACGTAGACGTGGCGCTGTCGGTCGCCGACGACTCAAGTGAGCGGAGCGTGCTCACGACGGCAGGCCAGACGGCGGTGCGTGACATCCTCGCGGATAACGCGCCCGCGCTCCCGGATCAGTATGCGTACGGGACCGACGACACGCTCCCGACCGAGAGCGACACGACACTCGGAAATGCGTCGGTGTTTCAAGACCTCACCGACGTGCTCCTTGAGTCGTTCTTTTTACAAGACGACTTCGAGGAGTTCATCGCGCCGATCGCGGACGACCGGCCGCTTACGTTCAACGCGTCGGGGAACCTCACGCAATTGCAAACGACCCAGCTTGAAGAGGCCGAAGAGTCGCCCGGTGACGGGACAGTCGTAAGCACGAACATCCCCGGCGACTACTCCAGTTTCGACGCAGTCGCGTTCGACGGCGCGGGACAAAGCACGTCATTCACATTTAGGTTTGACTATCGTGTTCCGAGCGGCGAGGCAACTGGGGACTTCTACCGCGGGCTTGATAACTTCGACGGGACGATTACAACGCGGATTAACGGCGAGCAGTACACGCAATCGACGTTTGGCGGTGCTACGGCCGATAACACGTTTGCCGGCGGTGGGTTAATCGATCAAGAGTTCGAGGCGGGAGAGACGATCATCTTTGAGTTTGAGATCACGGACCATAATAGCGGGCGATTCATTCTGGATACGGCACAGATTCACGATAACCTCAATCGGTTTGACAATATCACGTCTGAACGGAACGGAACGGTTGATACGTCCGGTAGTTCAAACATTCTCACCGCCCCGGGCCTGTTCCCCGAAGTACAAGCGTTCGACGTACCCGTCGTCAACACCCGCCGGACGTTCCAAGAGGCCCGCGCTGAGGCCGAATACGACGACGTGTCACAAAATCAGTTTCTCGAACTGTCGAACGATGGGACAAACTTTACGCGGACGAATAACTCCGAAACCGCGACGGCCACGTTCGGGAGTGCGACGCGAGAGCTATACGCCCGCTTTAGCATTAGCCACTATGAGCAGAACACGGTTGAGTCCCCACGCTTCGACGCAAGTCAGACAATCGACTCACTTGAACTCTTTGCCGACGTTGACGCCGTGACCGTTGACGACATCGGCGCGACGCTCACCCGCGCCGTGATTCAGGGCGGCGACATCGCCGGGGACGTACTTGTCGAATCCGGAATTTTGAGCAACGGGACGCTGCTCACCCGGCACGTCTTTGCGGAGTTCACGGTCGAACAAAACCAGCAAATCATCAGCGCCGAGACGACGCGGTTCACGGGTGAGTAGTTTCACTTCCGCCGTGCGTACGGCCGACTTACAAGTGTCTCACACCCGTGGGATGTAAAGCCGTGCGACAGCATCTCACCCGGCGGCGAGTCCTACTGGGGAGTGGGGCGCTCGCCGCGGGCACGACTGGGAGTATCGCACTCACAACACAAGGCGTTTCGGCCAGCGTCTCCGGGGAGTTCACCGTCCCCGACGCGAGCACCGCCCTCGTCGACAAACAACTCCAAGACATTCGGCTTAAAGCCGTCGCCGCGTGGCAGTACGACGCGAACGCCACGATGGACGGCGTTGAGTTGGAACTCCACGTCGGACAGGCACCCGACACGCTCGACTTGATAGCGCGGTCGGAACGCACCGACGACATCGCCACCGACAGCCTCTCGGGTGAGACGACGCTCACCGGGTCGCTCATGTCCGCGTCGGATTTCGACATTGACGCGTTCACGCCGACGAACGGCAGCGTCTCGCGCAGCGTCATCGCCGAACTTCGCTTTTACGTCCTTCGGGACGGGAGCGTGGAGGCCGAAGCAAAAGCCCGAACCACGTTCGGGGTGACGGTGCGCGACGAGGAGCTGACTGTCGAGACAACGCTTGGCGGTACGGGCGAGGTGAAATTCAAGACCGGCTAACTCGTCGCGCGCCGGTCATAAATCTCGTCTATTTGCTCATACACGCCGTTCCGCCTGCCGACTCTAAGGACTCTTAAAGCCGGCTTGTCCAACTGGAGGACCGCCCGCAAGTCACCGACGCGCACGCGGTAGAGGCCGTCTTGCCCCTCTAGTAAGCGGACGCTCGGGTGGTTAGTCGGCTTGCGGTGTGTCGCCACGTCCGCAATCTCGTCGGTCAGGCGCTCGCGTTCGTCACTCTCCAGCGCGGTGAGTTCGCGTTTCGCGGTCGTGTGGATTTGGAGGTCGTATTGTGTCACGCCCCGACATACACGCCCCGGTGTCTAAAGCGTCCGGGCTTTGGTGTTACGCTATACCGTTACACTTATTATGGTGGGGCGGTATGTACCATATGTGATGACGCAACAGACGACGCGCATGGACGAAACGACGATGAACGACGCGGTTGACCGTATCACGGACCTTCCGGGTGTCACCGAGGGCACTAATAACACCGTGTGGTGTACGTTCAACGCGAGCGACGACACGCAGTTTTCGGGCGCAGTGTCAACCGCGCTCAAGTGCCGCGGCGTCGTTCTCCACAAGGCCGACCGCGAGGAGGGCTTTGTGAGCATCATGCTTGAGGAGTACGCGGAGGACTAACATGACGACCGACAGTATCCGAACGACGCTTGCGGACGCGGCGCTCGCGGGCGTCACCGACGACCCTGACGTGACCGCGGCCGTGGCCGACGTTGAGCCGGACGCGACGCTTACCGCGTGTCGCAGCGGCGATCCGCTGCTTGACTTTGACGAGTTCATGGAGGTCCGGGCATGACGGACGCCGAAGCCACGACCGTCACGGTGACGCGCCGCGACAACGAGGCTAAGAAGGTGGAGGTCGACACGCGCCGCCGGAGTAGCGAGTACACGTATTATACCACGTACACGTTCACGATGGACGGCAGTACCGCCGTGTTGGGGACGATTGAGCCGGACGGCGAAAAGTTCAACGTTCAGGGCAACGCCGACACGGCACGCCTTGCGCGCAACGCGGTGTGTGACCTCCCGTTCGTTCAGGGCGTGGTCATGTTCCCGCGGGTGGAGCCATGAGCCGCCGCGACGTTGGCGAGTGCGACGCGTGCGGTGTGACGACGCGCGGCGAGTTCTGCCGTGCGTGCGCCGACCGCGTTGATGACGCGTCAAAGGCATTCGCAGAGTCCGTTGCGGACGCAGTAGAGTACAAGAGCGATACCGCCGACCCGTAAGCCGGTGTCACACCCGGCCGGCGGCTTGCCCGCAAGGGCGCACCTATGACGACCGACGACAACGGGACGACCGAGACGCAACGCAACCTCAACGAATCCGCCGACAAGCTTCGACTATCCACGAAGCTCAAGCGGGGAACGGGGACGCGCGACCAAGACACGCACACGCTCAAGGCCCGCGGCGAGACGCCCGCAGAGGCGGTCGAGAATCTGAGTGACGCGCTCGCGGAGCTTGAACAGCGCGACGTGTTCCAGCGCGCCCGGCAGGTGGCGAACGATGAGTGAGCCGTGGCATTGCGAGGAGTGCGGCGAGGAGTTTCTTAGCACACCCGCCGCGGTTGAATCGTTCCCCACAGAGGAGGGTGACGTTGAGCTTTGGTTTTGCGGAGAATGCGCGAGGCACGAACGATGAGTGACCGCAACCGGATTGACGACTGGCAGGTGTACGACCCCGACAACGACAACGTGCGTGCGTTTGACGCCCGGAGTGACGCCGAGGACGCGCGTGACGACATGGCCGACTTCGGCATTGACGTGGAAATGTACCCGCCGGGCGAGACGCCTGCGGATGACGCCGCCGCGGACGGTGGCACGACCGGCGACCCCGG